ACCAAAAGCAAGTCACCCTTTCACATAATGGATTACTACAGAACAGATGAATAATTTATCTAAAATGGAATTGCTTGCCAGACAACCAAAAGCAAGTCACCCTTTCACATAATGGATTACTACAGAACAGATGAATAATTTATCTAAAATGGAATTGCTTGCCAGACAACCAAAAGCAATAAAAGAAAAGTTCATGGCAAGTCTTAGTGACTCGGACTTAATTGATCTCGTCCATGACCCGAAGGTAATGGGAAGGCCGGATCAACAATTGCCTACAGGGGATTGGCACCAGGTACTATTTAGAGCGGGACGTGGTTGGGGAAAGACATGGACTGGCGCACATATAGTAAACAACTGGGCTGCAACACCAAAGACACGTATATGTATAGTAGCAGCTAACTCAAAAGAAATACGCGATGTTATAGCAAATGGACCGTCAGGGATTTTAGCGCAAGCACATCCAGACAGACGTCCAGAGTTTACAGAGGGACGGAATATTATTGAATGGGCCAATGGCAGCATCGCTCTTTTATATTCAGCTGAGACACCAGAAGCGTTACGTGGACCTCAGTTTCACTATGCATGGATAGATGAGTTGTTTAAATTTAAGTACCAAGAAGCACTTTATGACCAGGTTTTGTTTTCACTACGACTTGGCAAACACCCCCAAGCGATTATAACGAGTACTCCGAGACCAACGGACTTACAGAAACTTATAGCCGCTGACCCAAAGACTGTTATTATAAACGGGAGCACGTTTGACAACAGGAGCTTATCTACTTCTTACTTGGATAAGATACGTGATAAGTTCGAAGGCACACGTCTTGGGCGACAGGAGCTGTTTGGTGAGGTACTTGATGACAACCCAGATAGTTTATTTCAATGGAATGATATAGACGGCCCACGTATCCTAACACGTCCAAAGGACTTGGACAGGATAGTAGTTGCAATTGACCCGGCTGTAACAGCAAACGAAAACTCTGACTTAACTGGAATAGTCGCTTGCGGTAAGCACCTCTGTACAGAGAAGACACCCGAGCAGTATTATGTACTTGCTGACGCTACACTTAAGGGTTCGCCACAGCAATGGGCGCAAGCCGCTATTGATTTGTACTACAGACTGGATGCTGATTGCATTGTGGCAGAAGTAAATAACGGCGGAGACATGATTGAAGCTGTTATAAGAGGAATAGATCCTAACATTCCATATAAAGCTGTAAGGGCAACACGGGGCAAGGTACTAAGAGCGGAGCCCGTAGCAGCACTGTACGAGCAAGAGAAAGTACATCACGTTGGTGTCTTAGTAGACTTAGAAGACCAAATGATAGGTTATAACCCTGCACTTGGCTCAGCACAGAAGAGCCCAGACAGACTTGACGCCTTAGTTTGGGCGATTACGGAATTAAGTGGTGGAGAGGTTGCAGATTGCCACATTTGGTTTGTTTAGAAGCAGAAAGCAAATACCCTGCCTGTCTAGATAAATAAATAAATACAAATCGCCTAGGAATTAATTATGTTCGAAAATGTAAAGAAATACTTCAACAAAGATGAAACAAAAGACATGTCTGCTGAAGAAATACGACTGTACCTGCTTGGTGCATCGGATGCTGGATGGAATGCACCAAGCTACACTTCAGCCTCTTTAGAAGGATACAACAATAACGCCATCGTTTACAGATGCATTAACTTACGTGGCGACGGACTAGGAGCTCTTAGTTGGCAGGTAGTAGACAAAACAACTGGGGACGCCATTCCCAACCACCCACTACAACAGCTCCTAGACAACCCAAATACACAACAATCACAAAGTGAATTTATATCAAGCCTTAGTAAGCAGCGGGATTTAGGTGGAGATGGCTTTATCTTAGCAAACCGACTAGGGGACACGACCCCACCAACTGAGTTAGCCCTTATCCAACCGGACCAAGTTAGTATACAAGCAGGCAGCTTTGGCCTGCCTGCACAGTACAACCTTAAAGTCGGTTCTCAGAGCAAAATAGTAAAAGTTGACCCAATAACTGGTAAAAGCGATGTCTTACAGTGGAGACACTTCAACCCCGTTAGTGATTTAACAGGGTTGTCACCACTTGCAGCCGCTGCAAAGCCCGTAGACGTGTTTAATGAAGCTGAAGAACACTCAAAGAAATTACTTAAGAACGGAGCAAACCTAGGCGGTGTGCTTAGTTCGGACCTTGTCCTTACGCAAGAACAGTTCACACGTCTCAGCGAAACACTACAGCAGAAGTACAGCGGCGGTGAAAACGCAGGTAAGATGATGATAACAGACGGCGGAATGAAGTTCTCACCAACAGGACAGTCATTAAAAGACATGATGCTTGTTGATTTACAGACAGAACAAGCAAGATACATTTGCCAAGCACTTGCAGTACCGGACCAAATGGTAGGATTGCCAGGAAGTTCAACTTTTGCTAACTTTGCAGAAGCAAGAGTGTATTTTGTAGAGTCAACACTCGTTCCACTTGCAGAGTCATTACAAGAGAGCTTAAACAGCTGGCTTGTACCAATGTACGGCGCACAAGGCGAGAATATAGCTATTAAGTACGACGCAGACAGCATTCCAGGACTTGAAATACGCCGTTCTGAAATGTATACACGTCTTGAAGCGGTTACGTTTATGACTGTTAACGAAAAACGTAAAGCAGTCGGACTTCCTGAAATAGGTGATGGGGAACTAAATACAGGTTGCGGCGCGTCTAATACGCCAGCAACAGATGCAACAAATGCAACAAATGCAACAAATGCAACAAATGCAACAGATAACGGAGGCAGTGCATAATGTCACAATATGAAATAAAAAATACATCTTTTGAATTAAAAGAGATTACACCAGACGGTGTTATTATAGGTTACGGCGCGGTATTTGAAAATGTAGACAACGGCAATGACATTATTAAGAAAGGCGCGTTTACAAGAACACTTAACAGCGGCGGACAGGTCAAAATGTTGTGGCAACATAAAAAAGACGAACCTATTGGCGTGTGGACAGATATTAAAGCAGACGATTACGGTTTATTAATGACTGGCCAGCTTGCACTAAGCACACAAAAAGGGCGCGACACGTACGAACTTGTTAAAATGGGCGCATTAGACGGGCTTAGCATTGGTTTTATAACTTTAGACGAGTCGTACAACTTAGCGGGACAAAGAGAGATTAACGAAGTGAAACTTAAAGAAGTTTCTGTTGTCACTTTCCCTTGTAACGAAGAAGCGACAGTATTAGCGGTTAAAAGCGACAAACACGAACTAAATGTTGAACAAATAAAACAAGTAAGTGAATTTATAAGAGAATTAAGCGGTATGCCTGAGCCAATTCCCGAAGAGCCAGAGAACACTAGCAAGCCAGAAGTTAAAGAAGACAAATTAAGTAAAGATATTAGTGATATATTAATGTCTGAAGATATAAATAAGTTAACGAAATAAAAATTAGACTAAGCACTGCATGATGAATGTTGTATGCACTGGTTCTATCGCAAGGACTGCCCGCATAGCGAAACAACACTAAGATTGCGCTCGCAAAGTTACCACATCGGCCCGCATTAGCACTCGATGATATGACAACAATGGAGATATTCAAATGTCAGAAGAAAGTAAAAAAGAGTTTAACCTTGCTAAGCAGTGGGAAGACTTACAAACAAAGAACGATGAAATGATCGAGTCTAAAGTTGGCGGACAAGTTGATGGCGTGAAGGCAGAAATGCTTGCAAACCAAGAAGCAGCTTTTACACTAATGAATGACGAGCTTAAAGACATCAAAACAGCACTTAACCGCAAGGCAGTAGCAGCTGACGCAATTGACGAAGTGAAAGACGTAGCCGAAGAGTATTCTGCTAAGTTCGACCAGTGGATGCGTACAGGTAGTGACTCACTTAAGAGTGAATTACTTACGCTTGAAACGAAGGACCTTGCAACTACACCCGCTAACTCAGCAGGTAATGCAGTAGCAACTCCGATCCAAATGGCCGTTCAAAAGATACTAACAGCTACATCACCAATGCGTGGTATTGCTAAAGTTCAACAGTCCGGTACTGGTGTAATGGAGCAGAACTTTAGTCAAGCTGACGCAGCAAGTGGTTGGGTAGCAGAAACAGCAGCTCGTCCAAAGACTGGTACACCTACTTTAGAGAAGGTTATCATCACTGCTATGGAGCAGTACGCAAATCCAATCGTTACACAAACTTTACTTGATGATTCATATTTCAATGTTGAAGCTTGGGTTGCAGATGAGATTGCAGATCAGTTTGCTCGCACAGAAAACACAGCATTCGTTAATGGTACTGGTACAGGTCAGCCTGATGGTTTCCTTAACAACGTTGGTGTAGCAGGCGCAGGCCATGCTTGGGGCTCATACGCTTCTATTGGTACTGAGAATGCCGCATCCATCCTTGCTGATGATATTGCTAAGCTTCCGTACAACTTAATAGCAGGTTACCGCCAAAATGGTACATTTGTTATGAATCGTCAGGTTCTTTCAGTTGTTCGTACACTTAAGACTACAGACGGTGCGTATATTTGGGTTCCAGGCTTCGGCTCACAACCTGATACTATTCTTGGCTACCCAGTAGTTGAAATGGAAGATATGGCTACTGATGCAACTGCAGGCAACTATGTTTGTGCATTTGGTGACTTTAGTAAGGGCTATGGTATTGCAGACCGTATTGGCATGCGTACATTACGTGACCCTTACACAGAGCGTCCAAGCGTTTCTTTCTATACCACTAAGCGCGTAGGCGGTGGTGTGTTAGATAGCAATGCTATTGTAGTACTTGAAGCATCTTAAGAGATAGCTTTACCTAATGTTGGGGGCGCAAGCCCCCAGTATTACCAAATTCACAGGAAGTAACATGCAACTAAAGCAAACAACAGCACCCATCCTCGATCCAATATCACTTACAAGAGTAAAAGACTTTTTACGACTTGACGCTGAGGAGACAGATGAAGATGTTACCCTTAATGGCCTTATACAGGCAGCAATAAGAACGTGCGAGAGACACTTACAGCGTTCTTTAATTACACAGACGTGGACTCTGTACACAGATTTCTTTTCAGCTAAAATACACCTTCCACGCAACCCAGTCCAGTTAGTAGACTCAGTAACGAGCTACAACAGTGACGGGTCAGTAACGATTACTGATGCAGCAGACTACTTTTTAGTAGATGCAGACCAGGAAAGTTATATTACAGCATCAGCAGGCAATACTTGGCCAACTGTATCACTTCGCCCGCGCAACGGAGTAGAGGTTGTGTACATAGCAGGTTACGGCGACGAGCCGGAAGACGTACCTTTTGACATTAGGCAAGGATTACTTGCGATGGTAGCTTACTTGTACGAACACAGAGACGAACCAGGCGAAGGAATCCCAAATCATATTAAATTACTTTGGTCACCTTATATGGTAATGGCAATATAATGGCATTTACTGCACCAACTATTGGAGAGCTTAACACTCACTTCACCACACAAGAAGAAACTAAGGTTACTAACTCACGTGGTGGCGTAGATATACAGTGGGTAAGCATTAGTAAAGACTGGGGCAGACTCGAAGCGACTAGCGGACTTGCTCAAGCTTATAGTAACAACCTTGAAAATAAAGTAACCCATAAAATTACAATACGCAATAACAATAAAATGAAACGTGGAATGCGTATGTTTTATCAAGACTTTTATGTTACTGTAGTAACTATTATATCGCACTCACACGCGAGAAAGCGGTATATGGAGTTACTTGTAACACAACATGACGCGGAGATATAATGACCTCACTTGCCCAAGCATTTGAATCTATACAAGAAGACTTAGACGAGTTTGAAGTTGACTTTATGGAAGAATTTGCAATCCAAGTACAGAACAAAACCCCTGTTGACAGCGGTCGCCTTAAAAATGGCTGGTACGTTAACGGCATGGGATTGTTAAGTGATGTTGAATACTGGCAATATGTTGAGTTCGGTACAAGACACAATGCTCCTGTCGGGATGGTTAGACGTACTGTGGCAGAGTCACAGTCAATCGCAGACACAGTTTCAAACAGAGTAGGGAAGATGAAGTAATGGCATCACAGTATACAGACATCCAGAAAGCCTTCCAAACCAAGTTAGAAGAACTATCCGACCTACCAATTGTAGTGGCAGAAAATACACTAGGTGAGAAGATACAGACAGCAAGTAATGGCGCACTTCAGACGAAGTACATACGGACAGAGCTATTACCTGCTACAACTGCAGACTTGAGTATCGGTATAACTGGCTTTGATAAATACCAAGGTATATTTCAAATAGACATATTTACGCCGTATGAAAATGGGATAGACGAAACAAACTACTGGGTTGATGAGATAATTAATCACTTCAAACAGAGAGATCCACTAACGATACCCGGAGGACTTGTAAGAGTTATTACTAGAAGTAGATTAATTGGGTTTCAATCAACAAATTACCACCAATGTGGTGTAAGTTTAGAATGGGAGTCGTACTTAACTAAGTAAGACGTCATAAATAAATAAATAGAATTACTAATAACGGAGAATAAACATGGCTTTCAGTACGGGCTCACAAACAAGATTCACTTACATAAACGAGACAGTCTACGGGGTTTCAGACTTTGCTGTCGACGGCGACTCAGATGAAGTTTCATTTATAAGTGATGGACTTAACCTTACCAAAGGCATATTTGAAGATCCATCAATTATAAGCGACAGACAAACAAGATTTAGCCGACACGGCAATAAAGAAGTTGCTGGCGATGTTGCGTTTGCGTTTGCAAACACAAACTATGATCCTTTCTTAGAGTCAGTTATGTTTAGTTCATTCAATGCAAATGTTCTTAAGGTTGGTTCAACCTTAAAATCCTTTACAGTTGAAGTGGGGCACGAAGACATCGGGCAATATCAACTATTCACAGGCCTTGTAGCTAACAGCTTCGACCTTGAAGTGAATTTAGATGGTGTTGTTCAAAGCACGTTCGGTATGCTAGGACGTGACATGTCTATTGGTGGTGTTGAGCAAGATACGTCACCAACTCCACCAGGTGACTTCCAACCGTATGTCCACTTCGATGGCGTATTTAAAGAAGGCGGAGCATCAACAGGCATATTGACGGGAATCACACTTAACATTGATAATGGTGTTGATATGAACTACGCACTTGGTGACTCCGCAGTTAAAGAACTTACCTCAAGTATGATTGCAATTAGTGGGCAGGTTACTGCTTACTTTGAAAATGCAGACTTACTTAATGCGTTCCTTAATGAAACAGAAACTACAATCGAATTTACACTAGATGATAGCTTTGGCAACACTCACACATTTTTCTTACCAAAAGTAAAATATAATGGCGCAGATATTCCAGTAACAGATGGAAGCACTTTGCCAATTACATTACCATTCGTAGCATTGTTTGACGCTACCGAAGCTTCAACACTTACTATTACACGTTCGTAAGTAAACGGGTAGATAGCAATTATGCTGTCTACCCTCCCAACCAATTAGAGGAAACATTATGGTTAAATTATTAATCAAGCCAACGAGTACAGAACTAATTATTAAACACCCTGCAACCGGGTCCGAATACTTTGATACAGCCGACGGTGATAAAATACAATGTATATTGACCGTTGTAGGAAGTTCAAGTAAAGAATTTCACGATGCTATTGTTGATATGCCGCCCTATGCCGCTCTTACAGACTCTACAGAAGGCGACAAGGTTATCGCCGCACTTATTGTTGGCTGGAAAGACAACGGGTTTATTGACACTCCGTATAGTAAAGATGCCGCATTAGAGTTAATTGAGAATCCAGAGAATTTGTGGCTGAAAGCACAAATAAAAGCTTTTGTAGAAAACAACAAGAATTTTTTTGTATCCGGGGCGAAAGACTAAAAGACTTTATTAGCTACAGTCTTAAGATGGACGTCCCGGATGCAACCGGGCTAACGATTCGAGAACAATTATTGCGACTTGAAAAGAAAACTAAGGTGCGCCCGTTAGCGTTAGATGAAGAGCCCGTCGTAACTGCGCAAGAACGCAAGTTTGCTAGTTTCTTCTGGAGACTAAAGCAAGCTTCATCAAACGAAGTGAATATTGCGGCGATAAATAATTGGTGTACTGCTTATAAAACTAGCATTTCTCCAATTGAAGTAGACTTTTTACTCGGCATGGAAAATGTAGTAAGGCAGGAACTCAACAAAGGATAACAGCATGGCAAAAATCGCAGACGTTATTGTAAAAGTTAATACTAGAGATATTGACAAAGCCAATACAAAGTTAGCAAAAGCTGAAAAGCAAACTAAAACATTAACAACCGGCTTTAGTAAGATGGGTAAAGCAGTTAAGGGTGTTGGCGTTGGTTTCTTAGCAGTTGCCGCCGCGGCAACCTTAGCCTTCCGCGCCATGGACAAATCACTCAAGTTTGCTGACAACATTGCAAAGTCAGCTAAATCAATTGGCATAACTGCTGAAGCATTCCAAGAATTAACCTTCGCCGCTGAACTATCTGGACTCTCACAAGAAGGACTAGTTAAAGGCTTTATTAAATTAGAGCGAGCATCCATTGACGCCCAACGCGGATTAAAAACTCAAATAGATGCATTTGCAGATATGAATATTGTTGTTGAAGACTTAAAAGGATTAGCACCTGAAGAGCTATTCAACAAAGTAGCAGACGGCATTGCATCTATTGAAGACCCAATTCGCAGAGCAGCAGTTAATGCGCAGATATTTGGTGCGCGAAATAAAGAAATGACTATCTTAATGGAAGACGGTGCAGAAGGCATTGACGTGATGCGCAAGTCAGCACGTGATTTAGGTTTAGTTTTATCAAACGAATTAGCAGACGCAGCTGAAAAGAACAACGACCGCTTGGAAACAATGAAGAAAGTTATTACAACTGAATGGGTTCAGTTATGGGTTGAGTGGAGCGACACTATACTACAAGGCTCAAGTTACTTAATTAACTTAGCAAAGGCAATGGGCAAGTGGGTTAAAGAAACACACCCAGGCGTCCAAACACTTGAAGAATTAAAAGCAGCACTAGCAGACTTAGATGCTGAGATTCAAAACAATCAAAAATTAGTAGATGAGTCAGTTACTGCCGAAGAGTATGAACTTGAACTTAAATATTTAAACGAATCAAAAGCGGCATATGGCGAAAAGAAGGCGGCACTTGAAAAGTTAATTAAAGTCAAACAAAAAGAAGCAGACATTGACAAACAGCAAGCAGACATTCGTAAAGCGGCCGAAGACAGAAGGCAAGACCTTACAGAGCTTGATAACTTTTTAACTGCAAAAACTAAAATGGAAGAAGACGCAGAGCTTGTTAAAATAAGATTAATTCAAGACGAGCGACAAGCACTTATATCGTTAAACGATTACAAACAGCGAAAAGCTTTTGAAGAAATACAAGAGCTTGAAATTAACAACGACCAGAAATTATTATTGCAACAAGACTATTTGCGATTACGTTTAGAGAACGAAACTACAACACTTGACCGGATGGCGGAAGCGGCAATCGCATCAAATGAAGAAATAGGAGATTCACAAACTTCAATAAGCGAGATGATGGCAAACAACACCGAGCAATGGACTAATAAAGCTTCTGGAGACCTTGCCGCTATGGCAGTAGCAGGTAAAGCATCTTTCTCTGAGATGGCCAATAGTATAATAAGTGATATACTAAGAATGATAATCAAACAACAGATATTTAATGCGCTTAGTGGCTTTATTGGTGGTGGCGTAAGTACCGCGGCACAAGGCATCGAAACACAAACGGGGTTTACTGGAGGTGCAAGTGGAGTGCTTAACGGATCAGAATTTGCAAACTTTGCAAAAGGTGGAGTCATTGGAACAAATACAAAGTACAGAGGCCACACTACTGGTGAAGCCGGCCCTGAAGGAGTACTACCACTAAAACGAGACCGTAACGGTGTGCTTGGTGTATCTGCATCAGGAGCAAGTGCTAACCCAGCTAGTCCTACAAATGTAACTATTATAAATAATACCCCAAGCGAAGTTTCGCAACAATCTAGTTTAGTTAATGGCGAAAAGCAAATAACTATTATGGTCGAAGAAGGTTTAAACACACTTGCACAAAGCGGCAAGCTTGATAAAGTTATGGCGAAGTACGGTAATACACGAAGAGGAATAAGATAATGGCACAGACTTGGCCACCATCACTACCCGATTACTTTTTAGGTGAAGGGTACTCAGAATCACCAAAGGACAGCGTTATTAGAACAGCAAATGATATTGGACTTGAATCATTACGTAACAGATACACAACAACCATTACAGAAATAAATGGGTCAATGCATCTAACACAAGTACAAGTTGATACATTAAATGATTTTTATGCAAACACACTAAATGCAGTACTAACATTTGATATGATTAATCCAATTACGTCAGCAGTTCGCGAGTTGAGGTTTAGAGCTCCACCACAGTTTAGTTCGTTAGCTGGTGAGTATTATACAGTAGTGATGTCGTTAGAAACAGTATAATGACTATTCAGAACCAAAATAGTATTCAGCAGAGTAGGCAACGTGAAAAAGAACAAGCTGTCTTTAACCTGTTGACAGTTTATGAAGGTACCCCTTTGCGACTAGTTGATAACTTAACAGATGTAGTTAGCAACGGAAATACGTTTAGTGCATTTGGGTTCAGTGTTGAATTTAGCCCAAACGACGGGGAGACTTTACAAACCATACAGCTAGTATTTGACAATACAACACTTGAGATGATTGATTGGATACGTTCATTTACATCACCAATTCCAATCAAACTTGAGACGGTGTTTAGCGGTGACTTAGATTATGTTGAACAATCAATAAGCGAATTAGTTATTCGCTCAGTTAAGTATGATGTAAAAAGTATTACAGCAACATTATCAGCGGATGATGATGTAAATCAATTATTGCCAAGCGACACATATAATTCGCTTGACTGGCCAGGACTGTTCTAGTGTTTGCTAACTGGGGTGATAATTATATTGGTATCCCGTATAAACTACACGCTAACACAATGGAAGAATGTGATTGCTACGGGCTTGTTCAATTAATATATAAGAACGAATATGAAATAGCATTACCAAGTTATAATAACGAGTACAGCCAGACTAGTACTCGTAAAGAACTTGCAGAGACTTTTGCAAGTCACGAAGATGATTGGATTAAACACGCATACCCGGTTGTTGGGGATTTAGTTTACTTTCAATTAAACGGGCACCCGAAACATGTAGGTGTTTATTTAGGAAACAATTTATTTATTCACACACTGAGAGAAGGTGGCTCAGTTTCAGTAGGTGATATTACAACTACCAAATGGAAAAACAGGGTATTAGGTTATTATAGATATGTCAACAGTACAGTATAGACCCACAATAACAACGTCAAGGAATGATGTTAATTTTTTAACCGAGCCTGGTAGAACCCTTCAGACGATTATAGATGACTTAGCTGTCCCTATGAACTTGGTAGAAAGTTTACGTGTATCTATTAATGGAAGTTACGTCCCCCCAAGCACCTTTAAATTTATAACGCCTAAGGCAGGCACAGACATTAAAATATTGCTTGTGCCGCAAGGTGGCGACTTTTTACAGATAGCTGGATTAATTGCCCTTGCTGTAGCGGCCGCATACACTGGCGGCGCAGTGGCAGGCGCGTACGGCGCATTTGCCGGGGCGGCTGTATCAGTTGGTATTACAGTAGCAGGTACGTTGGCACTCAACGCCATATTCCCACCACCAAATGCCCCAGAGATGAACGACCAGGGAGAGGCTTCAGCCGCCTTAACTGTTACTGGGCAAGTTAACAGTGCGCGATATGATAAAGGTGTCCAACGTATATACGGCACGGTAAAAAACTACCCGCCAATAGGTGCGCAACCGTATACTGTCTCAAGTGCAAACGACCAGTACTTGTATATGTTATTTGATATGGGGTACGGTGAGGTTGACGTAAGCGAACTAAAACTTGGCAATACAAATATAACAGATTTTCAGGAAGTGGAAGTTAAAGTCCACAACGCGGTAAAGGATAGTAACGACTTAGATTGGTTTACAAGCGATGTTGATACGTCAGCAGTTAACGTTGAAATGTCTGATGGTGACCCAACCACAACAAGAACATCAAGTACAGAACAAAAGTTTGCACAATTTGACTTATTATTTAATAGTGGTTTAGTTGGTTTCTCATCAACGTTAAAAGAAGTAGAGGAATCTGTAACATTTACTTTTGTGATTAAAGATGAGAACGGTGTTGTGCTACTGCCTTCAGAGTATGCGGTGCATCCACTTGATACAGGACAACGCTACTGGAACAGTGTATCATCATCAGTTATTGCTGGGACAATTAATGTTGTTGGTAAAGAGAAAGACGGTTTTGGTATATCATATGAGTTGCGCACTGTAGCACCAACTAGCAAGGTAACAATTGAATTAACAAGAACAACTTCAACAGATAATGGCGTTACAACTATAAACAGATGTGCGTGGACCTCACTCAGAACCTTTAGAGATAGTCCAGCAATCAAACAATTTAGATTAATTGACACCGGCGTTTACGCTACACACACAATGATTGAAATGCGTATTAGAGCAACGGACCAATTGTCTGGGTTAATTGACGACTTTAATTGCGTGGCAAGTGGTAAGGTACGAACCTGGGACGGCGCAACATTTACAAGCAATGTAGTCAGTGATAATCCTGCATGGGTTTACGCAGACATTTTAACCGGGACAATGAATCAACATCCAAAAGACGACACTGCGGTTAACTGGTCAGAGTTATTGAGATGGGCTGACTTTTGTGATGAGCTTGTAACAGGACAAGACAACACCTTATCCAAATCGCATACGTGCAATTTCGTACTTGATTATAGTGCAACAATGTTTTCATTAATGTCTGAGGTTGCGGCAGTAGGACGGGCGTCACCGGACGTCTATAATGATCAATACAGTATTATATTTGAAGAAGAGAAATCGCAAAAAGTTCAGATGTTTACAAACATGAACAGTTCAGGATTTCAAAGCAATCGTTCGTATTCGCAATTACCAGATGCAGTAAAAGTGTCATTTAAAGACCCGGCTAGCGACTGGGTTATGCGTGACTTGATTGTTTACAACGATGGCTTCGATGAAACAAATGCTAAGATATTTGAAACCATACAATCACCAAAAACACTAAGCTCTGACGAGGCGTACCGAGAAGGGCGTTACTGGTTAAAAGCGGCCTCGGTACGCCAAGAGGAAATATCTTTTGTAACTGATATTGATTGGTTAGAATGTAGGCGTGGCTCGCTAATTGGTTTTCAGCAAGACGTTATGCAAGTCGGTGGCACAGTAGCCCGTGTCAAAGAAGTAGATGGCACAGTACTAACACTAGACACTGATGCAAATATGAATGGCAACCAAGTAGGTGCTTTTGAATTACGACCACAAGTCGGAACTATTATATCTGGACCAATTGCAGTATTCCAACTCGCGGCTCCAAGAGTTATAGATATAGGGGTAGCAGGTGCAAGCGTTGGCGACCTGATTGTTATAAATGAATTTGGTAAGTCCTCGTATGAATTAATAGTTAAAGCTATTGATGTAAATGCTGATTACACCGCAACAATAAATTGTGTGGAGTATGCGCCAGCGATATTTGACCTTGCAAGTGACCCAGTGCCGACATATAACCCGAATACTGTAACAGTTTACGCACCAAATAATGTACCCACAGTAATGGAGACACTAGTAGCAAGCGAAATATTAACGCTAGTGACTGGCACATATTACGCAAGTATTAAACTTGATTACACTCCAGGGCTTGGGCCGGTACCAGTTCGTTATAAAATATATAAGCAGGCAACTGATTTTTCTTGGGAACTTGTTGGCACGACCACAAATTTAAGTTACACTTGGGGTAGTACAATTTTAATTACAAGTGAGTCTATTGTAGGTGTGAGTCATAGTTTTGCTGTAGTAGGTGTCTCAGCTAATGACGAACACCTAACTCCCCAGACAGCCAAGCAGGTTACAATTGTGCCACAAGGTAGTACAACAAAACCTGCGGCGCCTGATTACTTTAATGTTGAAAATACTGCTGAGAATACAAGACGCTTCTGGTGGGGCTATGATGTCACTTCGGTGCCTAATGACCTAGCCGGTTTTAAAATTAAATATACACGCTCACTTGAACAAGACTGGGGCTCAGCAACATCATTACACGATGGTTTATTAATTGACCCGCCTTTTGAAATACGTGCGCTACCACAAGGAGCACAAAATGTAATGATGCGAAGCGTTGATGTAGCTGGTAATGAAGCAACCGTTAGTCGTGTCATTACGTTTGACATTGGTGACCGCCCAGTTGCAAATGTACTATTTCAAGAAGACATGTCGCTACCACGTACCCCTGCTTCCGCATTATGGGGCGGGTTTGCCGTTAAAGGAAACCCTGTTATTTTAAGCACTAACTTGTCAGCAGATACTAGCACTAGCGGGGTTATGTGGAGCTCAACCGCTACTGACCTTATGTGGAATGATGCTGATGCCCTTATGTGGAATACACCGAACGACAGTTTTGTTTGGGGTAAGAATATAACTGTACCTGCGGCTGGCATAACAACCATTGCACAAACAGGTAACGGTGAACTGAAATTAAAATATAGCAGTGGCACTTATCCGGATTCATTTAGGCAAGTTGAAAACGCAATCCCAGCACCAGGAGCAGAGGATTTTCTAAAACTTGCCGATGGTGGCACAGTATGGACAACCAAAGGTACACTAACATCAATACTCCAAACAAGCTCATCACTCCGTATCGGTCCAGATGGTTCCCTTGATAAAGTTTGGAGGATGACAGGAGCAGCTAACGGTGCCGCCTTACGCAATGATGTCCCATTTCCACTAACAGGTATGGGTACATGGACTTATTTTTCAATCTCGGTACGCAAAGGAACGCTGGGTAGACTTGACGGCTCGTACCCAGGTCTCTGGATGCAGTCCGGAGCAAGAGGTGTTCTATTCATGATTGATAAGCTAACTGGTGAAACAGGAGTTGAGAACGTGGGATCTGCAAGTCTCCCTGCGGTTGTACACGGGTCGACTGACCAAGGCGACTTCTGGAGATTTACTTGTGGATGGGAATACACACAATCAGATACATATGAGATCTGGCCAGCAGCAGGCGCCAACTCGGATTTTGTGTACGACGTCAATGCAAGCGGCGCCAGTGATTTCTTTGGCGCAATGGTTCAAAGAGGGAATACCCCTATCGAGTATACACCACTGTCATCATTAATTTACAGCGGCACAGGACAAGGAGTTATCCCGTACACATCACCAGTCTTTTTAGACGCGGGTGATTATACATTGCTTGTTGATTCAGTTAAAGCCGTTGATGTAAATAGACTTGACACACTTGACTGGACAACCGATGTAGACGACATAAATGAAACTTTGATAAGTATATCAGTAGCGGCTACTGGCGATACTATAGTGCCTTTAACAAAGCCTTTTGTTGCCGTCACTAATGTTGGAGCCACTGTGCAGAACTATTTACAAACACCCGAAATTGTAAGCACTACGCCAACAGATATAACAGTCCGCATTTATGATGTTGCTTCGGGTAATCAGGTAGCGGGATTATTAGATTTAAGAATACAAGGATACTAAGAGGAATAAATTATGACACAGATATTATTGCCACCACAAGGTGACTTTACAGATGCAAATACAACTGAAGGTGAGTACAAAGTAGCCCAGGATAGTTTAGTTGAGTTTCTATCTAATACACTAGGAACAGTTAGTGGTACGGCTGGCGAAGGCTATCTTGCGCTTGCAAAAGGTACCACAGTCTCCCAACCAGCAATAACATCTGATGGTTGGCTCCGCTTTAATACAGACCGAAATAAATTTGAAATAAGCAACCT